CGTAACGTTAGCGCGTGCAGAAAACCGGAATTGCTGGCGGAATGAGCAAACGGACGGCGACGTAGTGAATCTCACGGCCTGTTTGCGCTATACTGCGCGCCGCTGTCCTCTTAGTTAAATGGATATGTATTAAAAAATATTTAACCCACTAATATTTATAGATTATTAACGTGAATTATAAAATTAAAAGTACACCAATATGTACACATTGAACTTTTAATCCATTGAGTCTTTAGTTTAGATAATTGGTCGGCTCGCTTCATACACACACGTTATCTCAGCCGTGACTTTACCCAGCACGATAACCCCATCCATCCCCTCTCCGTCGATCGTTTCACCATCTGAGGTGATAATCCCTGTAGTGAACAATCGGCCCAGTTGCGGGAACTCGCCTATCTGGAATGCGATCTTGTCGCCCGGCACTGGATTCAGAGATTTATCTGCCAGCATGAACCCGTCAGGCGTCTCAATCAGGATCATGTTGTTGCGGCGCGGCATCAGTACATCGTTCAGGTCAATGCGCCGCTCTATGTAATCGGACGCTGGTGATGGAAACCCCATAATTACCTCACGTATCCCATGTTGCGTAACGACCAGGTCTTATTCTCGCTTTCCTCTGTGACCAGCTCGAAGAAGAAGTTCTGGTAGTAGCGTATCCACCGGTTGCACTCTGCCAGCGTCCATACGTGATTCAGGTCATCCAGGCGCTTCTGGAACGCCGCAGTGGTGACAATCTGCCTGCCTCTGCCGTCCTTCGTTATCGCGCCCATAAACGCCGCGTGTATGTCACTCTCTCTCGCCATGATAAAACCTCCCCTGATAAGTACTGTATGAATAAACAGTAATATCGATCGGTAGTTTTGATCAAGGCGTAGCGGGGGGAAGATTTGTAAAGGGGTTGATGATGCAGGGTTTTTAGTTGGCGCTGGCCGTGGCGAGTGACTAATCTCAAATTACACCCGCAGCCCGCTGAGACTGGCGCGGTACACTCTGCCCCGTCGCCGCGGCTTTTTTATTTCAACGGCTTCCTCGAATTAAAGTTGAGAAACAAATAATCACAAAATCACTTTAAATTTAGTAATGTTTTATATAAATTGAGACTTTGGGCTATTGATTTCCCAACTTCACATTACCGAAGCGGTGAGACTCTATGTTTAATACTCTGGTGGCTAGTAAAAAGAACAAGTTATCCTCTCATGCAGGCAGGATTGAGTTAAGGAGATCGATACTTTCTCTAATCAATACCATCAATGACATCAAAATATTTTGGTCTCAGCGTCAGGAGTTTCTTTACGGCGAACTTCCCCATCATCATGTGACAGCTGTGATTAATCTTCTGCAGGGTGAGGAGAGATCTCAATTCGTTACTGCACTTCGCCGATATGATGACTGCCGGACTAACCACTCTGGCGCACCATACCCGGACTTAGTGTCGGTGGGTGGAGTGGCCGGGAGCCACAGGGTTGCGTACCCTGAGTGGTTTTCCCGGCTCAGTGAACTGCAAAGAATTCTTGAGTCACACTTTTAATCTGTAGGCTTCTGCGGCCATTTGATATCAGGGGCTCCTGACGTATCAATAGTCTGCACCTGCTGGTAATACTTCATCCAGGCAGTGAGTGATACCTTATCTTCATCAGTAATGATCCCCAGCATAAGCTGTGTTTGCCATGGCTGGGTAAAGCTGTTTGCTTCCGCCAGAAGAGACTGCTTTAGGCTTTTTGCGGAAGCTAAGTCAGCTTGTTGTTGCGCGCCTTTATCAGTAACCCATTTCTTCCCGTTCCATGTGTCATATTTTGATGATGGCTTAATGGTAGTGGTGTTTTCAGGGTAAGCGCCAATAGTAGTAACCATCTGCTCGCTTCCATTTTCAGTGCTATAAACCACCTTTCCACGATTATCATCTACAACTGACCAGCTTCCGTCTTTGAAGATAACAGCCTTACCTTCTGCAGCGGCAGGCGGCTCGATTAAAGTTGAAGATGCGGGGATGCCAGACCCTATGAGAGTCCAGAAATCGAATGGACCTAAGTACTCTCCGGTCCTTGGATCGTATGAATAACAGATCGCTTGTCCTGTTTTTGTTGCAATCCCGGACTCGTCAAAAATCGCTTTTTCATCTGACATCATGCTGCCCTTACAATGTAGTTAAACGATACGTTTCTTGGTCTTACAAAACTAACGCCAGCGCCTGATGAGTTTGTTGTTTGGTTTGCGTTCCTGGCTACTGCCCATCCTGAGTCATAACCATCATTTCCGTCAGCGTTTACCAACTGAGTAATCCCCAGCCCTTGGAATTGAACGTCGTTATTTCCTGTAAACTGCCTGATACCAGTTGGCAACTGCTCACTTAACAAAGCCCTGGATGGATCTAAGCCCCTGCCATTGTCCCAAGCCCTTATAAACATGCCTCTAAGGTCTGGCAGCTTTGCGCCGTACGCTGCAAATAACTTTGGTAATTGCGATTGTGATATTGACTGGCCTGACATGGTAATCCAACCGGTAGGAGGCGTACTTGTCGGCCAGGGAACCGGAACGCCCACTGGTAAGGCAGAGCCATCTTTGGTCATGATTTTCATAATGGCTGATAAAAGTTGCCCGTTATCGCTTTTTGCCAGCTCAATACCAGCATTCTCAATAACTGTGGAAATTTCTTCCTGAATGCTGTCAAAGAAATCCTGATCCAAAGCTGTTGGTAACTCCCCTGTCTGCGGGTTACCGCCAGTAAATCCATTCTTGCCCGCCCCAAACTTATCCTTCTGGGCTGTCGAGGTATCGATACGATGCATATTTACTCCGGGTATCTGAAAATCACATAGGTATGAGAGGGTGCCAGCTTTTCCAAAACGCATTCTGCTGTCGTGTCGCCCCACATTCTCAGGCTAGCGGTGCTGTTGCTGATAGCCGTCATCGGCGTAATCTGCGTGGTGGTTGGAATGTTCACCTGCCAGTAGTAACGCCACTCATCGCTGTAAAGTGAATCGGTGCAGGCAGAAATGCAGTTGAACTGGCTTTTGTTGTAGCGCGTGATGGTGACGTTCGTGTAGCCAAGCGCCTCAAGCTGAGCCAGATAGAACGCCTCATTAATGCCGCCCGCCAGATTGATCTTTGCATCCAGTCGCTGGCGTCTCTGCTGAAGGGTCTGCACGCCTGAAGGTGCGCAACTGTCTGGCAGACCGCTGATACTCTCATAACGATCAATCAGTTCTGTCACTGAGCGTGGGTCCGTTTCCAGCATGAGCGCATCGCCGCGACCGTGTACTGCAGAAAGTGAAGGTGCCAGGCCGGTGAGCAGCAGATCTTCACTGTCCCATGCCGGGCCGCGCGGTAGCAGCGCGCCAAGCATCTGCCGGTATTGCGCCGTTAGGTCCATGAGATAGCCCCCACGACTCCTACTTCGCCTTTACCGATGGTGATATCAGCAGCCGGGCTTACCAACGTGTGGCTATACTCACCGGTTGCGATGCTGATGGCTTCACTGATGCGCGACGGCTTAAGCACGCTCTCAGGTCCGCCGTCGCGAAGCATCATAGAACGGAGTTCGGCCTCAACGGCATAACGCACCGTCGTGGAGTCCGGGTTCAACCGAATCTGGAAATTAACCGTGTGCGGCGTAGGAGCAAAAACATAAATATCTGCACCGGCCACAGGGGCCAACGGTTCGATGTACGCTTTAACGGCGGCGACCGTGGCGGCATCGGGGATCGGATTTATCAGGTCGCTGTTTGCCACCATGACACCGACTGTTCCACGACCGCTCCAGTGACGGTATGTCCAGGCGCGGGTAATGCCTGCCACTTCTTTAGCCCACACCTCATAATCTCCGTCTGCGCCGCCCTGCGGGGTCCAGTACCAGCGTTCAATAACTCGCGCCCGCCACACCTCTAAGTCCTCAACGTTCGCACCGCCCTGAATGCTGTCCGCTACACCAGCGGAAGTCAGGCCGGTAATCGGGCTGACCAGGCGCATGGCAAGTCCGTCATCGGTGTTACCGGTTTTACCGGCTGTATCGCTGGTTACTGGTACGCGCAGCACGCCCCCCGCTGACGTGGCAGATGCGGTTGTGGTGAAGGACGCCAGGTCGTCACGCTGAATCGTCACGCCAGCTGGGATAGGAATGCCGTTCGTGGCCACGTCCCAGCGCACGTATCCGGTTGCTGCCACCGCTGCTTTGCGCGGGCATCGCTTCATGTTGGCGTGTCGCGTCAGCCAGTCCTCATCCGCAAGGTCTGGCAGAAGGTTGCGCGCCAGATAGTCGATGTATCCATATACGGTATGCACTGCCGCCGCCTGCACGCGCCCGTAAACTTCGGCGTCAGTACGGCGCAATGCTGCAAGCGTAGAATCGGCTGCTAGGCGGGTAAGGATATCGTTGCGGACGGTGGTGATTAACTGAGGAAGTGTCGGACGGGTAAATCCACTGTCAGCCATTAAGTTCACTCCATAAATCGTCAAAGGAAAATGCCGTGCGGTTGCCGTCTTTCTGGCTGATAACCACCGAAGCGCTGAGCGTGTTAATTCCGGTCCGCTCCGCTTTAACGTCTACCCGCACCGCAATGCCGTCATCCACCAGCCACTGAAGCGCCTGGTTAATATATTCACGGGCTTTAAGTGGCGTTTTATTGGTGAGCGTCGTGCGGCTGAGAAGGTAAAGGCGTGAGCCAATGCGGTCATTCTGTACGGTCGGAAAGCTGTCGCCCCACCAGCCGTTATCCTGCTCCGGGCTGTCGTCAGGCTCAGCCTTTCGCCAGGAGAATAGCGAGATAACTACTGCGCGCGTCAGAGGGTCAGGTGGCCACGTCACGTCACGCTGAACGCCATTAATCACAATAATCATGGCGCCACCATTTTCTGCGTTGTCTCGTCAGTGGTACCGCCGCCGGAGCCGTTCTCTTTATGTGTATGATCGTTATAAGCCACGCGCATCGCTGACATGGTCAGGCCGGAAGAATCGCACTTATCTTTGATCTCGCCAGTCGACTCGATGTCCATTTCAAACCGCGCTTTCGGCGCATTGGTAAAGGTGATCGGCTTGCCCGCCCCGTTGACGACGATTCCTTCGCGGGTGAGTGTGACCGACTGCCCCTGATCGTCATAAACCGCCACCTCACCGGACTTAAGACCTTTAATGCGGTAGCGACGGTCAGAGACGACCAGAACCACACCGTGAGATCGATCCCCGTCAAAGTAGGCGGCCACGGCCTCTGCACCGGTAATCGGCGCTGCGGTAAAGCCATAAGGCTCCATGTGTTCTATATCGCTTTTCCCCTCGCCCCCAGCCATTTCAACCTGAAGCATCTGGCACTTTGTAGCCGTGTTCAGTCCGCGAACCACGGCGCGGGCCAGAAGGTTTGACAGCGCACGGCCCATACCTGAAATCGGATTAGCCATCAGAAATCATCCTCTTCTTTCTTTTTCTTAAGCTTGCCGGGCTTCGCTGGTTCAGGAAGATAAGCATCCGGCGGCCCGACTCGGATTTCGGTCACGGTGCCGTTTTCATCCTGCTGATAGGTCACCTCAGCGATCACCATCTGGCGATTGTTAAAACCAAGGATGGGATCGAAGACAATAACCTGCAGGTTAGGCAGCCAGAGTGAGCCATCTCCCTGCCGCCAGCCCTGGACGGTGTATGTCACCTCATCAGTACGCGCAGCACGCTGGCGCATCTCAAACTCCGCTCGCGCGCTGCAGGTTGCTGTGGTGGCGTTGCCGGTCTGACGGATAATCATCGGGCGGTAACGCTTAAGTCCACCATCAATAGTTTTTGAACGAATGGCCGTAGTCGTGGCCTCGCCAAAGTCATCGTCATTACCTTTGCGCTGCCCGGACACCTGATAATCGCTGAACCGGTCACGGATGCTCTTTTCCGTGTCGCAGGAAAGAATGTTTTCACCCAGAACCAGCGCGGTATGCGCCTGCTGGCTGCCGATACCACCGATAACCAGATTGCCCTGCGCGTTGTCATATGCCAGCGCCTGCTGAAGCCCCAGCATTTTGTTCAGCACGTCCATGACCGTTTCGCCCTGGTCGGCCTGAATTCCCTGAAGCGCACCGGATGCGCCACCCGCATCCACTACTGTAATGCTGAACGGCTTAGCCAGTTCTGCGGCCACTTGCGCCAGAGTACGTCCGGCATATTGTGACGGCGAGGCTGAGCAGTCGATGAGATCAGCCGTTTTGCTGCGCCCTGATATCCCCACGTTGATGCTGCGTGCGTCGTACCGAACCGGTGTCGCTTCGATGTAGCCAGTCAGAACTTTGTCGGTGCCTATCAGGACCTCCACAAGGTCACCGTTTTTAATCCGGTTGCTTCGGTTCGCCTGGTCGGTATCGCCGGGCCAGCTGCGGGTAATCTCGACGGTGAAGTCGCGGGCGATACGCTCAATACCGGCGGCAATTCTGACCGAAGTCCAGCCGCCCCACTCCTGACCATTCACCCGCAAAATAACTGTGTTGTTCATCGTACCGGCACCCTAAGTGGATGAACCGGCACGAAGCCGGGATGGCGGATGCCGTTACGCGCCGTTATGTCACCGGCGCGGGATGCTGAGTCATACCAGTCGGCGGCCAGTACCAGTGCGGGAGTAACCTGCGAAGGTGTGCGCTCCGTCATGCGCTCGACCTGCTCCAGGCGCGCAGAGATATCGCGGTTAACGTCAGTGCGCACGGTGACCAACGCCTGGTAAAGTCCGTCATCTGAAACGCGCTCCATCTCAAGGTCAATGGCCTCATTGAGACTGTCACGCACCTGCGCGAGATCATCCCAGGAAATGACGGTGCTGTTATCAAGAGAGGTGGTTACGCCGGAAGATGCGGAAACGGTGCCTGTCGCTGTGGTATCAGTATCTGAAGCCGCACTGCCTGAATCAGTCCGTATGTTGCTGACGGCAGGATGCGATACCACGACCGGCTGCTGCGGGTCCTGCTGGCGCGTGACAGTCCGGTTTACAAGCTGCGGCAGACTGGTGACCGTTGCGGCCGCCTCGCTGATAGCGGTGGTGCGCATCGCCTGCGCAACATAATTGCGCTGAGTGGTCTGCGCCTGTGCTGTCTTACTGTCGGTTTTCCAGACGCCGCGTGGAGCCAGACCCGAATCAACAGTGACGCCGGTCAGCCCCTTAATCATCGACATCAGGTCAGAAGTGTTACCCGTCAGCCGCGTTCCGGCGCGCCACATAGTCTGAAGCCGGTTAACAAAGCTCATGCCGCTCGACGGCGGGCTAAGCAGCACCGATAAATCGCCCTGCATCAGACGTGATGCGGCGCTGATACCAGAATCAACATACTGAAAGGCACTGGTTACGGTATTGAACATACCGGTTGCATCATCCAGCACGCCGTCCTGCAGGAAGTCAGGCATGCCATCCATACCAAAGGCACCGAACGCCGATGAAATTGCATCGTCCAGAAATGAAACTGACGATGTGAGTTTCTGTCCGGTTGCCAGTCCAGCGGTGGGAAACGATAATTCACCGGACTCAACGAAGCTGAAGCTGACGCGGCACATACGCCCTTCGCTCTGTGAATGGCTGACGCGAACGGCATCATCTACTACCACGGTCATCTCGCCGTAGTAAGGATGAACCAGCGTGCATGATCCTGGCTTTTCAATAGCCTCAATCAGCCGGTTGCGCTGCTCAAAAAAATCATCGCCAATCAGATAGGCCTGAACGCTGAAGCGGCGGGTTGCCCTGCCTAAATCCTCCGCCCACGGCTTATCGCGGTTCGGGTACTCATGCACCTGCACGCGACGCCCAAAGGTTGCTTCGTCGCTGTCCACCTTAAACGCGATGCCACGCAGTGAGGCATCCTGCAGATTATCTTTCCAGCTCATGACTTTCTCCGGGCGTAAAAAAACCCGCCGGAGCGGGTTAATGTTTATTTCAGGTGTATCTGTATCGAATAAGAGTCACCAGTTTTCACAAAAAGTGAATCAGCTTTTTTATCGTAAGATTCAAAGCGCTGAACGCTCTTAAACCTTTCCAGCTTATTTTCGAAAATTGTACTATTGGTGCCGGTAAGGTATTCATACGCTTTACCGGCCAGCTCAACGTTAACCTCATTCATCGATTCATCTTCATTTGCGAAGAAATAAATTGATATTTTCTCAGCGCACGGTGGCTCATAAACAGTCACGTAAATCTGCGGTTCATACTCTGACTGTTTATTATCATCAAATGCATCTTCAAGAGACTGCTCCTTCCTAAAGGTATATTGGTGCCTTAGCACTCCGCCATCTTTGAACACCTGCATCTTCTCAGGATTCTTACCAACTGCGGCAATGAAGTCCTTTTCATTAAATGTGGGATAACACTCGCTGGCAGATGCCCCGCTGACAAAAAGCATAGACATAAGAATTGCAAACAGGCGCATGCGCACTTTCCTTAATTTGGATTCGAAAACCGATTATAACCCACATCAAGGTCAAACCATGGCAGAGCGCCACCCACTGGCTCAACACGCATTCCGGGAGGAGCGTTTTCAAAGGAAACTTTAAGCTCCCCCTTCGATGAGGTTGGATCATCGCGCATTAAGGGACCGCTCATGCTCTGCGGGTTAAGAGGAACACTGCCACTCTTTATCTGCTGCTCGTTGTTATACCAGCCGCCAGCTTTCCACCTTTTCTTAAGTGACTCCCAGAATGATTCTGTTCCATCTTTCTGCGTTGCCGCGTCAGATATTTCGTTTAACTTTTCAAACATATAAAGGGCAACGGCGATTGATACAGTCAGGGCGCTGAGCTTGCCTATCTTACTCAATATGGCGAGCAGTCCACCTGCCTTGGCGGTAGCGGTAGTCAGTGATCCTATAACCTGAAGCGTAAACGCCCCGGCCATCAATCCACCAATTCCCGTAATGATCCCATTCATACCCCCCAGTGCCCCTGCCAGACCATCTATTTTTGTCCAGACCTCCTCAACTACCGGACCAAATTTATCCCAGTTAGAAATAAGCAGCCCTATTCCTATCGCTGCCAGACGGAGGAATATACCCATTGGGGAAAGCTTCAGTCCGCGTCCCAAAACACCCAGTGCAAAGTTAATTCCCAGCAGCCCAAGCTTCATTCCGACAAACCCGGCCGCGATCCCAAATGCACCACGGATTACCTTTGGATTTTTGTCAGCAAATTCACTGAATCGTTGTGACATGTCACCCAGCCAGCCCACTAGCTTTTTAGCATCGCCAGCAAAAGCGCCACCAATAGCAGCCAGACCGTTGACTGCCGTTCCGGTCATTGAATCCCACAGATTCGTAAGCGTGCCAAGCTGAGCGTTAACTCGTTTATTAAGGTCAGCCTGCTTGTTCATCTTGGACTGAATTTCATCGTAGCCGCTTTTCCCCTTATCGATCAAAGCATTCAATACGGAAAGAGTGTCGCCATCGTCGCCGAAAATCTCCTTAATGATCCTTGTTCTGTTCAATGTACTAAGCGACTGAAGTTTTTTTAACTGCTTGAAAAGATTTTCAATACCACCGAACTCTCCCTTTCCATCAGTGAAATCCAGCTTAATACCTTTACGCCCCAAAAGTTTATTGGCGGCTTTCATCTTCTTAGTGTCAAAGCCAGCCTGGAAGATTTTTCTGATTGCGTTTCCTGCTGTTTCACCCTGAGTTCCCATTTGATCCATCATTACTGCAATGGGAGCCAGAGCTCGGGCAGCAGTCAGGCCATCCTTGCTTACCATTTTTGTAACTGAACTGACGTTAGTAAAAAATGAGAGCATGTTGGTGTCATCAACACCCAGATAAAAAGCCTTCTGGATCGTGTCGAATAATCCCATCATATCTTCTGAAGTTGTGCGGGTGGCATCCTGCATTTTTGCAGCAAACTCTGCAGCCGCTTCTGGCGTTTTCTTCAACTGAACCGCGAGATAAGCGGAAGCCTCACCAACACCATTCAGAATGTTCTGGGCCGGAATACCCTGCCTGACAAGCATCTGCATCATGTTCTGAAAGTCAGCAGTGGTGCCAGGCAGTTTATTGCCAAGGCCAACAGCCAGCTTATTGATTTTCCCAAAATCAGAACTCACAGCGCCGCTGGCGTCCATCATGGCAACCTTGAGCCCTGTCGCGGCATCTTCCTGTTTGGCAAAAGCAACCAGCGAACCTGTCAGCCCGGCTGCCAGCCCACCAGCCATTGCCACACCGCCCCGACCGGCCTCCTCTGCATCTTTACGGAACCGGCGCAGGTTCTTTTGCATGCGGCCAAGTGCAGGCGAAAGTCTGTCAACGCCAGTAATGAGCGCCTTCAGTTCAAATTCAGCCATTGGCTTTTCGCTCCCGTTCTATCCGGTTCGCCTGGTCAATAAGCAATTGCAGGCTTTTTAAGTCCTCGCTCAGGACTTCCAGAGGATTTATGCGCCAGTAACTGGCGCAATCGAAGTACAGATTAAGCAGCTCTTTAGCTGTCAGGCCTGAAGGAAAAAACCGGCAACTACCCAGCCAGCAGCATTAAGGTCTGATGGCGACATATCATCAACCGAGCTGGGAGGAATACCGCCCAGTTGGCTGATGTATTTAGCCACCACATGAGCCAGCAGCTTTACAGACTCATCCTGATTCATCTGATAGGGATAGCCCAGCTCACGGACATCCTTGCCCGTTGGCTCACGCAGCTCCAGCACATGAAGGGTTTCGCCATGTGCCGTAATAGGTTTTGAAAGTTGCAGTTCACTCACTGATAAAATCCTTCTGAGCCGTGGAATTCGAGGTCAACCGTACCCTCTTCCGCATTGTGGTTAGCTTCACCGAACTGGAACGCTTCGGACAGCACGTAAACCATGCCGTTTGCCAGTTCGGCAGTGATGGTCATCTGGTCTGAATCCATCAGCTTGGTGACAGGAAACGCCTTCGGAACTTTGAAGGTGCCTTTGACGTAAGGCGCACGGTGCGTTTCTTTGTAATCCACGTCACCGGCCAGGCCGATCACGTCATCACGCACTTTGGTGTTCATCGGCACCTCAATGCCGCCGGTCAGCGACAGCTGCTGGCCGTCCACCTTGACGTATGCTGTACCCGCAATCTTTGCCATTACGCGGTCTCCTCGCTGTATTGCAGACGGAACTGATTAAGCAGCGCAAAGACGCGCAGCTGGTTAACGTAATCCGGCGGGAACAGGACATCCACGCGGGTCGGGTCGCTGACGTTGCGCTCTACCACCAGGTGCTGCTTGAAAAGATCGAAGTTCTCCACGATCCCCGCCCGCTCCATCGTGCGATAGCTGGCGCACATCTCACCCTTCAGCACTGCAGGTGTCACGATGGCCTGACCCGGACCGAAGCGCGTACCGTCATTCGCCAGCTTATGACGCGGGTACTTGCTGGTAATGATGCTCTTCAGCTGACGGATAACGTACGCGCTGGTATGCAGCGTCTCGCTGTCCAGGTAGCTGTTGTCCGCCACGCCATAGGCGTTTTTCTGATAGGTGGTAATGTCGCGCTGAATGCGCATCACACCGCTCTCAGCGTAAGCCGTAGCGATACCGTGCTTCAGAAGCGACTGCTGCTCGGTCAGGGTAAAGCGGCTGCCTGCCGGTGCCGGTAATGCGCCGGTCAGCTCACCGGTCTGCGTCGGGCGGGCCGGGTCAACGCGGATAAACACGGCATTGCGTGCGGTGCGCAGCGCGACCAGCTCATCGGCAGCAGTCTGAACGGCAGGTTCATAACCGGCAACGGTAATGTGCTGGTTGTTCATGGTGTCGCCAAAAGCAACCAGGTCAGAGAGCGTGCCGATTTTCGCCGTGTAAACGTGACCGTAAAGCTGACGCGCATAGCCCCAGCGACCGGAAGAATCGTTCATCTCCAGCGCCAGCGTTGCCAGCGAGGCGGAATCACTGAACGGCGTGCCGATGAAGTCAAACGGCTCATCGCCCATCGCGGCCACGGTTGCAGTCAGTGACGGTGAACCCGTACCGCCTGCCATCGCGGCAATCACAGCATTAACCCCGTCAGGCGTGGTTTCGCTCCCCACGGTGCCGTAGTAGTTCAGCGCCAGAGGAATGCTGTTGCCGGTAAGACCTTTGTGGCGAGCAGTGAGCGTCACCACACCAGCTGCTGCCGCTGCAGTCACGGGCAGGTCTGCGTTAGCGTTAATTGCGGCTGCAAGTGTGGCGGCTACTGCTGCAGGGGCATCGCCGGTTACCACAGCGGCCTGAACGCGTACTGCGCCAATATAAAGGCTCAGCGAACCCGATGCCTGTGCGTTGCCGGTTAACGTCACGGTGCCTTTGGCGGTCTCGCCATCAGGCTCAGTTACCGCGATAACCCACAGCTCACCAAATGGATCGACGGCACGATAGCGCGCCACCATACGGGCTAACTGGCTGCCACGACCTGCAACCTTACCCGCCA